AAGAAAGCTTCAATGGTCGAGGAGATTTCACAGAAAGCTATGCGGTGAATCTGCTGAGCAATGTTGATTTTCTCTTCTTTGACGATTTGGGGAAAGAGAGCAGTATGAGTGGAAACCTCAAAGAAGCAAATGAGTGGAGACAACGAGTACTGTTTAAAATCTTGGACAATCGTCAAACAACATTTTTTAACACAAACTTATCGAGCAACGATATTAAAACAATTTACAACAAGGCCCTTGCTGACCGGATCTTCAAGGGCGCAAGCAAACATATTTTTAAATTCCCAGATAATACAGAAAGCAGGAGATATTGATGGAAAACAAACAATTAAAAGATTTAATCGCAAAAGTTCAGCGATGGTTTTACGATAGGAATTTGCAAACGCAAGATCCAAACAAGCAATTTTTGAAATTGTATGAAGAGATCGGTGAACTGTCACGAGGACTGGCAGAGAATGATGAGGAAGTTACAAAAGACAGCATTGGAGACATCACCGTAGTGTTGATCGGTTTGACATTGCAATTAGGCATCAAGACAGAAGAGATCTTTCCAGATAATAATACATTCGTATTTTTAAACGCAGCAAAGTCAGAAGATTATTTTGTCGTTATGATGGACCAATCATTGGCAGCATATTTTAACCGACAATCATACCAACTAAAAAATGTTGTTTATGAGTTGATGCGAATTTCAGCATTGCTACATCATGATTTTGTCGAGTGTTTGAATATTGCTTATGAAGAAATCAAAGATCGAACAGGAAAATTAGTGGATGGCGTTTGGATTAAAGAGGAGCGACTAAAATGACAGAAGAAATTTTAAATAACGGTTTTGACAAAGTAAATAAACCTAATCACTACTGTGGGCAATATGGTCTTGAATCAATTGACATTATTCGCAATTTTGCTGGAGGACCAAAAGAAGTCCGGGGATTTTACTGGGGAAATGTCATCAAGTATCTTTGTCGCTATCAAAAGAAAAACGGATTGGAAGATCTAAATAAGGCAAAGAAGTACTTAGACTGGCTCATTGCAGATTTGAAGCGTGAAGATCTCGAAAAGACAGCGATTGTTAAGCAGGAGTGACAGTTATGAGACATTATACGAAAAATCAAATGGATCACTTTCGTCAGCAATTACAATTGTTGATTTTGGGAAAAGGTCTCACTCGCAGAGAACTCTCTAGAAATCTTTATCGTGGTGAACAGACGATACAAGAATGGATCACTAAAGACGACATCAATCCCAACCATATCAAAGAATTGTGTGAGTATTTCGGTATTGAGGAAAAAACATTGATGGGCGATCCGGAAGAACTTGCTGATTACAAGCTATATGATCGTGATAAGTATATCTGTACAGGGACTTTAAAAGAATTAAGCAGAATTACTGGAAAAGATAGTGCATTACTCAAATATTACATCCACTTAAACGAACAGGGACGAAATGCAGGACATCTAAAACTAGAAAGGGTAAAAGAAGATGAAACGTAAAATCGATTGGCTAATCATTAACTTGGTATTGCTGGCAGGAGTTACATTGGTAATTGCCATCAATCTCAACTCCAGATTGGCCGAACAAGAAAAAACAATCAAGGATATGCAGTGGACCATTCAGGAGCATGAATTAAGTATTCAGCGCTTTGCTGAACAAAATACTGCACAAGAGGTGATCCTAAACAAATTAAATCGGGAGTACCAAGTCCAGGAACGAAAGAAAGCGGAAGCAGTTAAGGAAGCTGCCGAAATAAATAATGTCGGAGGATAATAATGATTAACAATGTGACTCTTATTGGTCGGTTGACCAGAGATGCAGAACTACGCCACACACCTAACAACTTCGCAACAGCTCAATTCAATATTGCATGCAATCGTAATTTCAAAAATGCAAATGATGAGTATGATGCAGATTTCATCAACTGTGTGATGTGGCGAGAACAAGCAGAACGATTCTGCAATTGGACAAGAAAAGGGATGTTGGTCGGAATTACGGGAAGAATCCAGACTCGAAGCTACGAAGGCAATGACGGTAAGCGAGTATATGTTACTGAAGTTGTCGCAGAAAATTTCCAAATTTTGGAAAAACGTGATAATACTGCAAACCAGAATAGTATGACTGAACAGATGCCACCTAACTATGCAAATCCGATGGACATTGATGAAAGTGATTTGCCATTTTAAAAACAAAAGGAGAAAAACAATGAATAAAAAGGTTATTTTAACAACAGTAGCAACAATCGCAGCAATCACAACAGCAGGAGGAGTAAAAGCAGATGAACTTAATGGCAATCTCTCAAAAGATAGCATCGGACTTACAGCGGAAGCTGGAAACAGCGCAAGCGGAACAGAAACGACTGTTTCAAGTTCGCAGGGAGAACGCGAAGGAAATCCTGGAAAACTCGAAGGAAATCGAGCAGTTAACGAAGAAGATTCAAGCCGAGGAAGCAATGCAGGAAGTGTTACAAAAGATGGGGACACTATCCGAGTAGAGAACCCGGAAGTCGTGATCGAACAGCCAGAAGGCAATGGCAGATACACTCCATTTAAGGTCAAGTACGAAGATGTCAAAATTCCAGATGATATTTCAGTTAATGAAGGTGACAAGGTTACTTTTGACTTACCAGAAGAAGTGAAATTTCAAACCTCTTACGAGTTTGATGTTCACAATCCAGAGAAAGCAGTTGTTGGTAAAGCTACAGCAGATGCAGTTACTAACAAAGTAACTACTGTATTCAACGACTACTTTAAAAATCATCCTCTAAACAAGAGTATGAGCCTTGAACTTGATGCAAGTTGGACAGACAAAGTAGTACCAGGTAAACCAGTAACAGCCAATTTTAATGGTACTTTAGTAACCGCTAATGTTGGGGATGAGGGAGTTATTGGCAAGGATGAATTGATCGCCAAGTGGGGAGAACAAGATAAAGAAGACCCTACGGTGATTAATTGGACAGCCCGTGTGAACTATGCCAAGCGTGTGTTGAACTACGTGACCATCATTGACAAGATGAGTGAGAATCAAAAGCTAGTTGATAACTACTTTGAAATCAAGAATATCGAGAGTTTGAATCCTTGGATTGAAAAAGGATCTGCAATGGATCTTGTAAAATCTATCAGTAAGTCAGATCATGGTTTTGAGATCAAAATGGATCGTTTGGATCACATGATCTACTTGTATTACAAGACCAAATTTGTAAATGCTGTAAAAGATTCAACCAACCCTACTAACAAGATTGAGCTTAAAGCTGAAAATGATGGTGCTGTTTCACATCAGAAAATCCAATTGGTAGGTGGCCGTGGGGACGCTAAAGGGGAGAATACCCCTGATCCAACTTTTGGATTCCAAAAGAGTCTCCGAAAGTGGATATTCCAGAGTTTGAAGGTGGAATCCCTGGCATTCCAGAGGTGCGAGAAAAACCAGAATACACTGAGCCTATTGGGACTGTACCTAACGACTCGCAAATTTTGGAAAAGCCAGAATGGCATGGTAGCACGGTTCCATTCGATGCACCACAGATTGACAAGCCAGAATGGTCCGGTGGAGTGGTACCGAATGAAGCGCCTATTCTTGACTTACCAGAGCTTGAAATTCCAGATGAGCCAGTGAAACCAAGTCAAGAACCAAAGAAAGACCAGCCTGAACTAAAAGAAGGGCCGAAGCAAGAAAAACCGAACACACCAGCACCTAAAACTGAAACCCAAAAGGAAACAGTGGAAGTTGTGAACCAGGTAGAAACTAAACAAGCTGAACCAATTGAAGCATACAGCGCCCCAGCGGTATTGCCTGCTACTGGATCAGATCTTGGATTGTCACTTGTAGCGCTAGGCATTTCAGTAGCTACGCTAGCGTTTACTTTAAAGAAAAAGGAGAACTAATGTGAGGGGGATATTCCCCCTTGATTTTGGAAAGAGGAATCGAATGCAGTACAAAGTAATTAAATACATTTCAGACATACAGGAAGAGTTTACGGGGACTTGTGAGCTGTGTTTTGGGACGGCGATGGTAGAAAACGGCTCTATCACGGTTGAAGACGAAAACGGAAAAACTACCGTAATCAGCCTTACTTACTGGGACTGGGGAGACTACTACACAATCTATATTGATAACGTGGTGGAATTTTCAGCATGGTTACAAGAAAGAGATGTAGAACCGATTGATTATGTTGATGAGTGGTCTTGGTTAGATGCACTAGTGACTGATTATTGTGAGGAGAAAGAAAATGAATTTAAGTGATTTTATAGCAGGGTGCGAAAGAATATCTAGTTTTACGAACGAGGTCGATATTCATAATCTTATCAGTGATCTTAAAAAAATAAACGAATCACAAAAAGTAAAAGTTCCTAAGTTTATAGCTGATTGGATTTTCAAGGCTCAATTGTTAGATAGATGCAGCATACGTTCTGCATTGGAGACAGCTACGATCAGATTTTATGCAGAAAATAGCGATGAGGTTATCGCTTGGTTAAAAGACATAAACAATCAAGACACCTTTGCCAGAGCTTGGGCAAATGATTACACAGTCGAGAAAGAACCGAAGTATACAGTTAAGGTAAAAGCTACTAAACAATATTTAAGCAATGATGAAATAGGGCCTCATTTCGATCCAAGTTTTAGATCTAATTTTACAAAATCTGATCTTGAAAAATTAGGTTTAGGTTGGGTATTCGATTGTGAAGGTATGGAAATTGAGAAGGTTGGAAAATGAATAAGCAGGAGTTAATTGAGAAATACGAAAAGCTTGAAGGTGTATGTAAGGATCCAGGAGCAGAAATCGCTCGTCTAATTTTTTTAGAAGATTTACAGGGACTAGACGAACCGCAGAAAGTTCAAGTCCCGCAATTTGTGGCGGATTGGTATGAAGCTAACAAAGATGATTTTGAAACCAATCTATTCAGAGCTGTCGATTTAATCCCTAGTGACTACGAAGAAGGCGATTTGAGCGAATTTGAAGAATGGTTGGTAGATAACCACACAGAACCTTTCCAAACGCTTGTTAATATGCACCAATTCGGTTACGTTCTCAAAAAAGAAAGGCGGTATACAGTAAAAATGAGAACAACAAAGCAACCGCTATTTTATAACAGTTTGGAAAAGAGACTATTCTTTTCTTTGGGAGAATTAGCTACTCAATTCACCTTCAAACAACTAGAAGAGGCTGGATTTGGGGAAGTATTTAACAGCCCGTTGTTTGAAGTTGAGGAGGTGGAAGGATGAAAAAGCAGGAATTGATAAAAATTTACGAGGACACTAACTGTACTCTTATTTCAATTAATGGAGTTTTGGAAGATCTCAGACAACTAGACGAACCAAAAGAAAAAGTCACGCTTCCCCGGCCAGTGGCAAACTGGATCTCTTGCGTGAGAGGCCAGAACAAGACTTTACATTTCGCACTAGAAAACGCACCAGAAGAAGTGAATCTATGGTTTTGTGAAGATGAAAAGAATCGGCAAAATATCTTTGCTGACGCTTGGGTGAATGGTTATCATATCGAGAAAGAAAAACGATATATCGTAGCGGTTAAGAATATCGATAAAAACTGCAAATATCTTAAATGGAACGTTTTACAGAAATATTGGTATATCGGCAATGACAATAACACGTTAGATCTTCGCTTACATCACACAATGGAAAAGCTGCAAAAAGGCGGGTTCGGTGATGTGTTCACAAATCCACTCTTTGAAGTTGAGGAGGTAACAGAATGAGACCAAACAGATATCCATACACTAAAAGTCAGTGGGAAGAAGAAACAACTCTAGTATGTTTTGGTGATGACACTAGTTTTAAATTGAGAGTAGAAAGAAATCGAGTGACGGGAGAAACAAAACAATGAGGATTGTATTTTATCTGAAAGATGGCCATAAGTTCGAAGCGCACGGATGTAGTTGGGATGATTTGGATAGATTGGCCAGTCAATTTAATAATGGGCATCTAATGCGTGTTAAGGGTCTATATATCAATCCGAACGAGTTAATTTCTTATGTGGTATACGATGTTGAGGAAAAATAATGGATCTACAAAACTTTATATATTTACTATTCGCACTAGTCTGGCTCTCTGGTCTGATCTGGGCTAGTGTGATCGCTTTTAAAAACAGGGAGAAAAAATGATGAGTTTGGATAATGTACA